GAAATACTCCCGGTGGGCAACTCGAATATCACCATCGCGCATAGCGCGCATCTGAGGCTTTCCCATACCCGTAAGGATACTTTGGGAAGCAACTGGAGCTTGAACGCGAACAATCGACGTTGAAGCTTTACTTGCTCTGTTAGCGCCTTGTTTCGGGCGCTGCGCAGTTCGAGCAGACTGAGCTTTCTTTTGTCCTTTTTGAGGCATAGAGGGCTTAGGTATGGGATCCTTGTAAGCCATACAAGGACTGTACATCATGATGACCTGTATCGGTTAGCCGTGCAGTCTCTCGGCATTTATGAATATGTCATCGGAGCAGAGGCTCCGGTGAGATACACAACTTAGCACGGAATTATTAAGCATAAGCACCGTTTTGGCTAATAAACATCACAACCCCATTGGGTGTAAGGGCACCCCCCACCTAGAAACACTTGATACAGTACTGGGACACCCCAAAAAGGCTACCAGTACATGCACAAGGTCCCTCTGCATCAAGATAGACATCGAAGTCAGTCTCGGCGCACCACTCCTCGAAACCACAAGACACTGGCGCAAACCAGTTCTCATCAAGTGGATCGGGGCAATGATTCCTAACAACAGATTCCCTAGTTTCATAGAAACCAACGAATCCAGGCTCAAGTTCAAGATCATGCCTAGGCAGTCGTATCTCACTTGTCCTCGTCACCGCGAAAAGACATCCGAATAAATCCGAACATGTCTCTTCGAACAGAATCTCATCCTTCACAACCACAGTTCTTCGTCTGACACAGTCCCTCTCAAAGGGATATGCAGGTTGGAGGATCCTTGAGCGGCTTGGGGACTTAGCTTTCGAGAAATCGAAACTTGCTATATCCAAACTGTCATCAAGGTCCTGCCAGCTTGCAGGTCGCCAATCGAGAGTTTCCTCGAAAGGTCTACCACGTAGTGGTAGAGACCAATCATAGGGAACGGGGCAAAGTTCAGCCAGTGTCCCAGCAAGGAAACGGTTATCAGCCGTCACCTTGGTTTTGAAACCTTCTGGGAGAGGGACTCCCATCCCTCCAAAGAACTTAGGGATAAAGATATTCCGAGTAAGGAAACATTCTTTACCCCCACGAACAACAACACACAGACATTCGCCGTGAATATCGTTCGCGTGGAGCGTCAGGTACCTAGCAAGAAGTCGACACCTCTTCTTAGGTAATGAACCCGACATCAACAAAGGAATATTAGATACTAAACCAGTATCAGGATTCTGGTCCATATGCGCTTGGGCATATAGCTCAGTGACCCTCTCAGGGGACGCATGACGACAACCTACACGAAGGTCCGAGACGGCCTTAGAGTATGCACTATCTTTACTACCAACCTGAACTTTTCGCTGCCCAAAGTAGAGACCAAGGTTCAAATAATCAATGCGGAAGGGATGATCATCCCGACGCAGATCACAATGAACAGATGTGCTGTTAGCATTAGCATAAACCGGGTGATGGTAAGCTTTACCAGGGGTCATTTCTAACCCAACTTCACCGGAAATACGAACATGCTCCTTCCAAAGTCTGGGTGGAGCTGCATACAACATATCGTCCCCGTTTATCAAGACAGCCTCAAGGCGACTATTTCTGTCAACATTACGATGGAAATCGTTTGTTGTCAGCATATAGACGCCGAGGTTGGCAAGACAAAGAATTGGGAATGAAAGAATGGATCCCATGAGTTGACCAGTGGTCTGATCGCCACGGTACTCAGGTTTCCCGTCTAGGTCAGGATAAGATAGTCTGTGGGGTCCAAGGACCTGCATAGCTAAAGCCTGAATGGAGTGGGGCAGAAGACGAATGACTCTCTGAAAAATCTGCTTGGAATATTTCCAGCTCAGATTATCAGTGGCAGCCGAATAGTCAACTGAAAACCACTCATATCCCTGTCCAGAGTTACTCTCATGGTAGGGATCAAAATCGCAATCTGAAAAAACATCATGATTACGAATGTCCAAACCGGAGCGCGAAGCTTCCTGGAGGACCTTACTGTACTTAGGTGTTAATGTTAACAACTGACTTGCACAGAAGGGTTCCCCTAGGAGCCTGAAACAAGGATATTTACAGAGGGTCCCGTGAAGGGCCTTCTGTAACGGTTTTGACAAGTAATAAGGAATCGCTTCCCCTTTACTTATGACTCGGACCTTGAAAGGTTCCAAAACAGCTTGAATCGTACAGTTCAAAGTTCGATAGAGCTCATGGTTATTGAGTTGCCCGTGGATTTCATCGCTGAAATCAGTAGAACCACAAGGCGTACGGATCTCGTTGACCTGATGCCAACGCTCGTACCCCCTTATGGTCCTCCGGGACTCATACCCATCTGACATGCACCACAATTCACCATTCCAGTCTGTATGACTATAGTGAGTGGTCCCAACTTCGTAACCGGGATCAACGTCCACGGTCTCGGTCGGTTTCCAC